GCGCAACGGTCATCCACGAGCAGGAGCGGGCCGCGCTGGATCGTATCTGGCCGGGGCTGCCTGAATTGACGCCAGACGAATACGAGAGGCTGCGCTTTGCCGACAGGCTTGATGCCTGGATGTGGGCCAAGCATCACGCGCCGCACGTGCAGGACAGTGACGGCTGGCCTGGGTGCCGCCGTTGGTTGGTTGAGCATGCCGAGGCGCTGGGCGTGGCGGTGACGCTATGACGTGGCTCATTGCTTGCGAATTTTCCGGCAGGGTGCGGGATGCATTATTGGCGCAAGGTATCGACGCGGTGTCGTGCGATCTTCTGCCGACAGAACGTCCCGGGCCGCATATCCAAGGCGACGTGAGGGAACAACTGCGCAAACCCTGGGCTGGCATCATTGCGCATCCGCCATGCACCAGGCTGTGCAATTCCGGCGTCAGGTGGCTGTCAGAGCGTAACCTATGGGCCGACATGGAAGAAGGCGCGGCGTTCTTTCTGGAATGCCTGCGTGGTAATGCCGAATATGTGGCTGTCGAAAACCCTGTGATGCACAAGTATGCCCGCGCCATTGTCGGGTGCAGGCCGTCGTTTACCGTGCAGCCGTGGCAGTTTGGGGATCCGGCAAAAAAGCGCACATGCTTCTGGACGCGGGGCAACGTGCCGCCGTTGAGGCCCACCAGCGCAATGACCGCTGCGGACGCGCGAGCCGATTGTCACCTTGTACCGCCAGGGCCGGATCGGTGGAAAATCCGCAGCACGACCTATCCCGGACTGGCGCGTGCCATGGCGTCTCAATGGGGTGTATTGACACGACCGTCAATAAATGGCAATAGTAACGCAAAGGAGCAACCGCATGACTGAAATGATGCTGGATATCGAAACGCTTGGGACAAAAGTGGGCTGCGTCATCTTGTCGATAGGGGCCGTGGCGTTTGAAAAAAACGCAATGACACCGGTCGATGACATGCACGTTGTGCTGGATCAAACGCTTCAAAAAATGATGGGGTTGAAAGAGAAGCCGTCAACCGTCGATTGGTGGAAGTCGCAAAGCCCCGAAGCGTGGCAAAGCGCAACCGAAAATCCCGTCAAAGTGCAAGACGCGCTGACACAACTCGACCGGTTCTATGCCAAACACAAGCCGCGCGTAACGTGGACGCAGGGCAACAACTTTGACCCGCCAATTCTTGAACATCTTTACGGCGTTCTGAAACTTCCACCGCCTTGGAAATTCTGGGCCGTGCGCGACACGCGGACGTTTTACGATGTCCACAACTTTGACGTGCGGAAGGTTGACCGCGCCAACACCTATCACAATGCGCGAGACGATTGCCTGCACCAGATCGCCTGCATGCGTGCCGCGTCACAAGGAGCGTAATCAATGCCAAAACGAGTGAGAATGTCGCCGGAAGGTCGGCGCGAGGTGATCATAAAAGCGGCCATTGCCCTGACGCGTGAGGCGGGCTGCATCGACTCATGGTCGCGCCAGGACGTGGCTAACAAATGCGTGCCACCGACCAGCCCGGAAACGGTGAAGCATTATTATTTGATGCCTGACCTGCGGGGGGCTGTGCGGGCGCTGCTGGATAAGTAAAGCCCCGTCCGGTTTAAGGGACGGGGCTTGCCTTGCGCCTCGTATGGCGGTAGGGTGCAGGTGCTGAAACCGCAAGGTCTTTGTATCGCATCGTGTGGTGCGTGGCAAGCCCTTGCCCGAACAAGGGCATTTTCCATGAAAGCAATTGAAACCCGTTACAAGGGCTACCGGTTCCGCAGCCGCCTTGAGGCGCGCTGGGCCGTGTTCTTTGACGCTCTTGGCCTGTCATGGGAGTATGAGCCTGAGGGCTTTGAAACAGCGGGGGGCTGGTATCTACCAGATTTTAAGGTGCAACACCTTGGATGGTTTGAAGTTAAGCCATTAGGAGGAGTGTCCGAACCTCACGACATTCAAAGATGGCGATCATTTGCGTTTAGAGTCGGGACGTTGCGCATATTGGAAGGGGTTCCCGACTCTAAGTTGTATTCGGCATATGAAAATTGGAACGGTCACTGTATTACAGACAAGAATTGGTGTTTCAAAACGTGGACACTCGAGGAAGACCCTCCTCGAGTTTATACAGGTTCATGTGATGACGACGCTTTTTATGACGCGCCATTCCATGCGATAAATGCAGCCCGATCCGCCCGCTTTGAGCATGGTGAGACGCCGTGACCCCTGATCTGGCGCAGGCCGCCGCGTTCCTACAGTTGCTCGATCCCGATGCAACGTCATTCACATTTCAAACCTTTGACGACGACTCCGACCGGAAAGATCATCGACTGCTAGATGTGTTTCACGGCACGCTTGCGGATCATGCCGACAGTCTGACCGATCGGCAAAGCCGTGGCGCTGGGGTGTTTATAACCATCAATGCAACGGATGGCACGGGCCGCAAAGCTGAGAACATCACACGGGTTCGTGCGCTTTGGCTGGATCTTGACGGCGCACCGATTGAGCCTGTCCGGGAATGGGAAACCCCGCACATCGAAGTCGAAAGTTCGTCGGGCAAATGGCACGCCTACTGGCTTGTCAATGACGTGACGCTTGAACAATTCACACCGCTACAGGCCGCGCTGATCAAGAAATTCGACGGTGATCCAGCCGTCAAAGACTTGCCGCGCGTGATGCGCTTGCCGGGGTTCTGGCACCTGAAGCCCGGAAGCGCGCCGCATATGTCCCGTGTGGTTCACACGTCATCGCACGATGCAGAGACATTCCACAACCGCCTGACGGTCGAAGCGACTGCGATGCCAGCGCTGCGCCGGGAAACCCCGACCAGTCTGGCCGAGGTCGAGGAATTGCTCACATATGTGAGCCCCGATCTTGAAGCGGACAGCCAAGGGGGTGACAAGCACTGGCACAGCATCATCGCGGCGATCGTGGACGTGTCTGGGGGCAGCGATGACGGGTTACAAGTTGCCGATGCGTGGTCAAGCCGTAGCAGGCATTATGACCCCAAAGAATTGCGCAAGCGGTTTGCATCTTTCACGCCCGGAAAAAACGGCGGATCGGGAATGGGAACAATATGCTACCATGCCAAGCAGGCCGGGGCGGACGTTGCAGCCATTGGCGCGCGACACCGCCTGCTGAATATGCCGGGCCCGTCGCATGTGCCAGCCGGTATGATGCCGACCGCGCCGGGGCAGGGGATGCCCAGCGCGCCACGGGCGGACAGTGTAGTCGATCTGATCTGTGCCAAGATACAAGAAAACCCCCACGAATCGGTTCACACGGTGGCCGAAGAAGTGGCGCGGCTCGGGCCGGTTGATCGTGAAACGGTGCTTGATGCCTGCAAGACATACGGCGTCAAAGTAAAAATGCAAATAGCCGTCAAAGAAGCCGTTGCAGATAGCAGAAAAGCGGCGATGGAACTGCGCGGCCTAATCGCGGACAAGAACGGCGGTCCGGTCCCGAACATGACCAATGTAAAGAGGGTGCTTTGCACTGAGGAAGGCTGGCGCGGCACGTTTGCCAAGAGCCTGTTCGATGAGTCGGTTTGGCTGCGCCTGCCGGACACGCGCCAGATGATTGACGACGATATACTCAAGGTCACGGAAATCATGCAAAGTGACTTGTTTCCGTCGATTGGGATTGAGACAGTCCGGCACGGCGTCCAGGCTGCGGCGGCAGGCAACACGTTCCACCCCGTCAGGGAGTATCTGGAAAGCCTGCAATGGGATGGTGTCGGCAGGGCCGGAACGCTGTTCACCACATATTTTCCATGCGCGTCTGAGGATCCTCAATATCTGAGGGCGGTGGGTGAGAAATTCCTGATCGGTGCTGTGGCCCGCGTGATGCAGCCGGGATGCAAGGTGGACACCATGCCGGTCATCGCGGGCAGTCAGGGGCAGAAGAAATCAAGCGGCCTAGCCGCGCTGGTCGGTGATCAATGGTATGGCAACGATATGCCGGACATGACACAGAAAGACGCCAAGGAATGGCTGCGCGGAAAGTGGATGGCCGAGGTGGGCGAGTTGTCGGCCATGCGCGGCAAGGACATTGAACACGTCAAGAATTTCCTTTCCACCACCAGCGACAGCTACCGGAAATCCTACGGACACGTCACGCAGACCTATCCGCGGCAGACTGTGTTTGCCGGGACGGTCAACGGCAACGAGTATCTGTCAGACGAGACGGGCAACAGGCGCTTCTGGCCCCTTCAGATGATCGAAGGGGCGCTTGTCGATGTAGAAGGGCTTGCGTGCGACAGGGGGCAGCTATGGGCTGAGGCCCTACACCTGTATCGCAGCGGCACGGCGTGGTGGTTCGATGAGGGTGAGTCGGCAACCCTGTCGGCGCAACAGGCTGCGGCCCGGTCGGTGGACATCGACGAGACCCGTGTTGTGGAATGGCTGCGCGGGCAGGAGGGGCCTGTTACGGCAGGGGGCGTGGCCGACTCACTGTTTGCAGATGCGCCCGGCAACAAGTCGCTGTCGATGCGGGTGGCCCGCTACCTTCAAGGGGCCGGGTGGCGTGTGTCCAAAAAAGTCATGGGCACAAAGCAATGGGACAGGGGGCGCGGTGCAGAGCCTTACGTTTCCCCGCCATGTGGAGGGAATGTTATGCCCCTGACTCCGCGCCGTTAAATCTTAAATTACTGTTAAATTACAGCCCCGCCCCGTTAAATTGTGGCGGGGCTTTTTCTTTGGTTTAGGGGCACCTAGTCCCCCTAGCTTTTTAAAGGTCCCCCTAGATTTTTTCCTTATTTTTAAGGCATAAAGGCACTAGGGGGACTAGGGGGACCTAGTTATAGAGTTATAGACAGGAAAAAGAATGAAGGGGTTTGTAAATTATAGCAATTATAGAAAGGTAATAGGACATTTTTATATGGTACCCCTAAGTAGAAAGTGCATTCATGTCCCCCTAGTCCCCCTAATTCGCGCTAATCCATTGGTATCAAACAGTTTTTTCTAGGGGCACCTCGGTTTGACAAGTCCCCCTGTCTTTTTCAGGTCCCCCTAAGCACAAACCGCTTGCATATGGTGGCAATAAGCGGCAATATCACCCAAACGCAACCGGAGGAACATAATGCATATGCCCCGCAACGGATTTGACAGCCTGGCCGCAGTGGCCCGCCTGAACACGGACGACACGTCACATCACAGGGAACGCTGGCCGTCTCTGGATTGGGTGTGGGATGAACTGGACATGCTGCGCCGCTGGCAGGACGAGGCGGTTGATCCTGACGATCATGACGCGCTTGAGACGGAGCGGGACGCGCTGTCAGACGCGCTGTCAGAGGCCGCAGAGCAGCGTGACGACCTGTCCGAGGCTGTCCGGCTGCTGCTAGAGCCTGAGCCGGATATGGAGCGCGTGCAGGACATTCTGATGGGGGGCTGGTGATGACCGATACTGACGAACAAGCTGCACGCATGAGGGACATGTGGTCTGCCGTGGCATTAACATCAATCAATGACGCAATTCACCATGCCTCAATGGAATCCGAAAAGAACAAAGGCCGGGCGCTGAAAACCCTTGAATTGTGGGCAAACTCGCGGGACGGTCGGGAAGTGCTCAGTCTGGCTGGTATCAACCCTGACAAGCGTACCACTGACTGCATGTTGACATTCGCGGCCAAGGGTGTGCCACCCACAATGTCGCGCAAAAAAGGGGTCAATTAATTCGTAACGCGTTACGAATTATATTACAATGCGTAACGCGTTACGGTAGTGTATCCCTAAGGGACGCGATGGTCGCGGCCCACGGGAGAGACAAAATGACCGATTTCGCACTGAACCACGAAGGCAAATGGCGCGACGGCGAAGCGTCAAAAATCAGCGGCGCTACATACGTTGTTAGCTACGACCAGAGCAATCAGGCGTACCACATCGACAAGTCCGATTATTATGATTTTGTCGAATGGGTCGCGGAGACTTGGCAGACAGACACAAAGCCGCGCGAAGAAGACGAGGAAGCCGAAGATTACCTTGGGCGCATCGACTGCTCGATCAGGGAGGTTTGAGGCATGACCCTCACCCGCCCACGCAAGGCGCGCATTCTTGAAAAGGCTGGTCTGCGGTACGTCGCGGGCTGGTTGCCAGTCAAACGAGCCGTTGCCGTGCAGGATGATATTGAATTAGCGCAGGAACATGTTACCTTGGCGCTTGCGACCATAAAGGAAAAGTCATGATGCCGATGGGACCTCGACCTGATGTTAATGCCGAAAGTGTTAGACGTGATAATGTGACGCGCGACTTTCGGCACGGAACACGGGGTGAAAGCGCAGCCCGTTGCATCGGCCCTATCACTAAGGGGTGCGATATTTTCGGGCTGACAAAAGGCGACTTTTCCATGATCGACATTCTGCGCCACATCGCGCGGGAAATAGGGCCTTGCCATATCGACATTGGAACATGGACGGCTGCTGCCGCTGAAATCAAGCAGGCGTTTGACATGCTTGGTGACAAAAATATTCTGACAATGCGTTGGCTTGTGGACCGCAGTTTTCCGGCACGTCAGGGAAAATACTATCGCAGCCTGCTAGATAATTTTGGGCAGGACAGTGTTCGCCTGGCCCGGTTCCACGCCAAATTCATCTTGCTTGAAAACGATGACTTCAGCGTTGCTGTGCGCACGTCTATGAACCTGAACCTGAACGCGCGGATTGAATTTTACGAGTTGAGCGAGGGAAGCCCAATCGGGGTATACCTTAAGCAAGTTGTGGATCATCATTTTGCGCAACCTTCTGCGGACAGCTACGGATCATTCAAGGATTTTGAAATTGCCGATGATGTAAAGGTCCAACAGCCTCAAC